AAAATGACCCGCGAGAAGCACGAGCAGTCCGTGCGGGTCAAGAGCGAGCTGAACTATCTCATCACTGAAGAGATGATCGAGTATCGCGAAGAGCTGGACCAGATGATGTTCCAGCTGCCGCTGGCAGGCTCTGCGTTCAAGAAAATCTACTATGACCCCACCCACGAGCGCCCGGTGGCGGTGTATGTGCCCGCCGAGGACTTTGTGGTGTCATACGGGGCGTCAAGCCTCGAAGCATGCCCGCGATATACGCATGTGATGAAAAAAGAGGCCAATGAGATACTAAAACTGCAGGTATCTGGCTTCTATCGTGACGTTGATCTGCCCGATCCGGCGCCTGAGCGCAGCGACATCCAAGAGAAATACGACGAGTTGGAAGGCACAAGTGCGGCTCTGACCGACGATGACCGGCACACATTGCTGGAAATGCACGTCGACATCGACATGCCTGAGCCATACGGCGACCCGGACGGGATTGCGCGGCCGCACGTGGTGACAATTGACCTGACGTCGCGGACCATTCTGTCGATCCGCCGAAATTGGTACGAAGACGACCCCAAGATGCGCAAGCGGATGCACTTCACGCATTACCGCTACCTGCCGGGGATGGGCTTCTACGGCACCGGGCTGATCCACCTTATCGGCGGCTTGGCAAAATCTGCGACATCTATTCTGCGCCAGTTGATCGACGCTGGCACATTGTCGAACCTACCGGCCGGCCTCAAGGCGCGGGGCATGCGCATCAAGGGGGACAATGGCCCCCTCACACCGGGCGAGTTCCGGGACGTGGACATCCCGGGCGGGTCAATCCGCGACAATATCTTCCCGCTACCATTCAAAGAACCCTCCACAGTGTTGTACCAGCTGCTTGGCAATGTGGTTGACGAGGGTCGCCGCATCGGCTCCGTGGCTGACATTCAGGTTGGTGACATGAGCGCGCAGGCCCCTGTGGGCACAACGCTGGCGCTTATGGAGCGCTCGATGAAGGTCATGTCGGGTGTTCAGGCTCGGCTGCACGCCGCGATGCACAAAGAGCTGCGCATCTTGGCGAACGTGGTCCATGACTTTATGGACGGTGAATATCGCTACGAGGTGGTGGGTGAGTTCGATCGCCGGGATGACTTTGACACAAAGACCATCGACGTTATTCCCGTGTCCGATCCCAATGCGGCCACAATGGCACAGCGGATCGTGCAGTATCAGGCCGCGCTACAGCTGGCCCAGCAGGCACCCCAGCTTTATGACATGGGCAAGCTGCACCGTCAGATGCTCGAGGTGATGGGCATCCAAGACGCACAGGACATCATCAAGCTGCCGGAAGACATCGCGCCGAAAGACCCTGTCAGCGAGAATATGGCGATGCTCAAACAAGAGCCGGTCAAGGCGTTCCTGCACCAAGACCACGAGGCTCACCTCGCGGTACATCTGGCCGCTGCAGAAGACCCCAAGCTCCAGCAGATTGTCGGACAGTCGCCGTTTGCAGCTGCTATTCAGGCCGCCATGGCGGCTCACATTACCGAGCACGTCGCGTTCCAGTATCGCAAAGACCTCGAAGAGAAGCTGGGTGTGCCGCTGCCACCAGAGAACGAGCCTCTGCCTGAAGACGTCGAGGTTGAGCTGTCGCAGGCCACGGCCATGGCCGCGCAGAAACTCTTGCAGGCGAACCAAGCCGAAGCTGCGCAGCAGCAGGCTGAGGAAGAGGCTCAGAACCCGCTGACGCAAATCCAGATGAAAGAGCTGGAGATCAAAGAGCGCGATCAGGCTCTCAAGGAAGAGAAGGCCCGTCACCAGATGGAGCTGGAAAAAGCCCAGCTTGAAATCGACATGGCTCACAAAGCCGCTCAGATCGAGGTGCATCGCGAGCGCATCGCCTCCGAAGACGAACGGGAAGGGGCTCGTGTCGGGGTGCGGCTTGCTACGCAAGTCGCATCTAATAACAGCGCTGAGATGCGCGAGGCCATGCGCGCCGGCACAGAGCTCAGCAAAGAAGCGGTCAAGGGTCTTGTTGACCGGTCTGACAACAACACGAGCGGGGGCAACTGATGGACGATCACATCGTCGGACTGCTCAAGCGCTATCTCGCCGAACGGCGCGCGTCACTGACAGAGTTCACCATGTCTGGTGGTGCGGACGACCTTGCGCAGTACGCTGCGGCCGTGGCCAAGCACAACGCCTATGTGGAGATTGAAGAAGAGCTCAAGGAGCTGGAGAAACGGTTTCTTGAGGACTAGGGGGTTCGCGGATAATCCGCGCGAGGCAACAGTGGGCCTTAATCACTGCGAAAGAGGGTAGGATGTATACCGACAAGAAGATGGAAGACGAAAGTCTTATGGCAAAGTTGCCCATGCCCGTGGGCTACAAGATACTGATCGCCATCCCGGAGGTTAGCGAGAAGACCGAGGGCGGCGTGTTCATGCCCGACAACCTGAAAAGCGCGGAAGAGACCGCGTCGATCATCGGCTTCGTGCTGAAGGTTGGGACAGGGGCATACGCCGACCAGACACGGTTCCCTGATGGACCGTGGTGCAAAGAGGGCGATTTCGTCATTTTCCGCTCGTATTCCGGCACGCGCTTCAAAGTGAAGGGGCAGGAGTTCCGGATCATCAATGATGACACCGTAGAGGGCGTTGTTGACGATCCTCGCGGCTATACGAGGGTTTAAGACATGAATACGAAAGCACTCAAGGACGACAAGTCTGACGAAGTCGAGTTCGAAACCGAGGACGATTTCGAGGTTGAAATCCAAGACGACACTCCGCCAGAGGACCGCGGTAAGCCGCGGCGCCCTGAAAACGCGGAACCTGATCTGCCGGATGATGACGAGCTCGAAAACTACAGCGACGGTGTGAAAAAGCGCATCAGCAAGCTGAAATACGAGTTCCACGAGGAGCGGCGTGCCAAAGAAGAGGCGCTGCGTATCCGAGAGGAAGCCATCAAGTTTGCTGAGCAGGCCCGCAAAGACTCGGAGGCACTGCGTAAGCAGCTGACCGAGGGCCAGAGTGTCGTGGTCAATCAGGCCAAGGCTCGGGTCGAGACCCAGCTGGAGCAGGCCAAATCCGCCTTCAAGCAGGCATATGAGGCGGGTGACGCTGACGCGATGCTTGAGGCTCAGAGCAAGCTCACGGCCCTGAACAACGAGATGTATCGGTTGTCGAACTACAAACCGGCACCGACACCGGCGTCCACTCCAGCCCCGCAACCGGCTCCTGTGACCTCCTCCCCACAGGTTCCGAAACCCCCACAGCGGGCGCTGGAGTGGGCACAGAGGAATCAGTGGTTCCAGACGGACACTGAGATGACCGGATATGCGTTTGGCGTGCATGAACGGCTTGTAAAGAGCGGCGTTGATCCAAACAGCGAAACGTATTATAGTGAAATAGACTCCGCGATACGATCGCGGTTTCCTGAAAAATTTGGCGATGCTGAAGAGGTGAAGACACAGCAGCGTCAAGCGGGTTCCGTGGTGGCCCCGGCGGCGAGATCGACGTCGAAAAACCCACGCAAGATTGTCCTCACCACGACTCAGGTCGCTCTCGCCAAGCGTCTTGGGCTGACACCTCAGCAGTATGCGGCGCAATTGATGAAGGAGAAGACCAATGGCTGACCGGACACCTCGCAGTGCGCAAACGCGTGAAGCCACGCAGCGCAAGAAACAGTGGAAGCGTCAGTCTGTTATCCCTGCCCCCGAACCACGCGACGGGCTAAAGTTCCGTTGGGTTCGCACCTCAGCTTTGGGCAATCAGGATAACATGAACGTGTCGCGCCGGTTCCGTGAAGGATATGTGCCGGTAAAGGCCGAGGACTTCCCTGAACTCAAGGTCCTTTCCGACGTGGGCTCACGTTTCAAGGGCAACATCGAAGTAGGGGGGCTGATTCTATGCAGCATCCCGGCAGAACTCGCAGAAGATCGCGTTGAGGGTCAACTTGAAGAGGCTCAGGCCCAGATGGAAGCCGTCGACAACAACTTCATGCGGGAGTCTGATCCGCGTATGCCGGTACTTCGCCCTGAGCGATCCACGCGCCAGACAAACTTCGGCAAGTAATTGCCGGTAAACCCCGTTTAAGGAGAGAAGCATGGCAACTGTAGCCACTCCCTACGGCCTCCGCACAATCCAAGCGATTGGCGGTCGTCCGTTTAACGGCGGGACCATCCGTGAATACAAGGTGTCGGCGAACAACGCAGCTGCCATCTTCAACGGTGATCTTGTCGTACTCAGCGATGCGGGGCAGCCTTCGGCTGTCTCAGCGACCCCCACACCTGCAACCGCTGGCATCGTCGGCGTGTGCGTTGGGGCAACCTACGTCTCGGCTGAAGGCCAAGTCGTTCACAACCATTTCCTGCCCGCAAACCTTGTCACAGGTGGCGCCACGGAAGTGTTCGTGAAGGTCATGGACGATCCAGACACGCTGTTCCAAGTTAAAGGTAGCGAGGCATTGGCCGACTTTAACAGCGGGACTGCAGGTTCAGGTTGGCCCGGAGCCATCGGCAAGAACGCCGAGCTTGGCTTTGGCACAGCGGGTAGCACAGCGACCGGCAACTCGGGCGTGAATCTTCTCGTGGACACCGACGGTGCTGGGCTGCTGACAACCAATACGTTTGCGGTTCGTATCGTTGACCTCGTGAAAGGCACCGAAAGCGATCCGTTCCCAGAGTTTATCGTCAAGCTGAACGTAGGTGTGCATTCCTACGAAACAGCTCTTGGCGTGTAAGGAGGGTCGATTATGGCGACTATTTCACGCTCCCAGATGCTCAAAGAGCTGCTGCCGGGCCTCAACGCTCTGTTTGGGCTTGAGTACGGCAAGTACGAAAACGAGCATGCTGAGATTTACGACACTGAAAACTCGGAGCGTAGCTTCGAGGAAGAAGTGAAGCTGTCGGGCTTTGGCGCGGCACCTGTGAAGTCCGAAGGGGCTTCCATCCAGTACGACACGGCTCAGGAAGCCTTCACCGCTCGTTACAATCACGAAACGGTGGCCATGGGCTTCTCGATCACCGAAGAGGCGATGGAAGACAACCTGTACGACTCGTTGTCGGCGCGTTACACCAAGGCGCTGGCACGCGGCATGGCGTACACGAAGCAGGTCAAGGCGGCATCTCTGCTGAACACCGGCTTCACCACGTTCCTGTCGGGCGACGGCGTGACGCTGTTTAACGCAGCTCACCCCACTGTCTCCGGGGCCACCAACTCGAACCGCCCTGCGGTCGACGCGGACCTAAACGAGACTTCGCTGGAGCAGGCAGTGATTGACATCGCTGCTTGGGTTGACGAGCGCGGCCTGCTGATCGCAGCGCGTCCTCGCAAGCTGATTGTGCCCCCGGCACTGATGTTTGTGGCGACACGCCTGATGCAGACCGAGCTGCGCACAGCCACCGCGGATAACGACACCAACGCACTGCGCGTCATGGGCTCGATCCCCGAGGGCTACAGCGTCAATCATTATCTCACCGATAATGACGCTTGGTTCATCAAAACTGACGTTCCAAACGGCATGAAGCATTTCGTCCGCGTGGCGATGCAGACTGCCATGGAAGGCGATTTTGATTCGGGCAATGTCCGCTACAAGGCCCGTGAACGCTACTCATTCGGGACGTCTGATCCGTTGGGCATGTATGCCAGCCCGGGGGCGTAATCTCCGTAGACTCAAAGGTCAGGCCCGCTTCGGCGGGCCTTTCTTTTTGTTTTATATCATGCTAGGTTAAAACCAGCAGGAAACCCAAGCCGCGCCGACAAGCCCTGCCTTGACGTCACACAGACTGCGCGGCCAACCCTTGTGTGAAAGGAGTTCCCAAGATGGGAAAAACTACGTTCTCCGGACCAGTGGTGTCCCCCGGCGGCTTTGAAGGCGACGTGACCGGCGACGTGACCGGCGACGTGACCGGCGACG